TGATCCATCAAACCCTATTGAAGGACAAGTTTGGTATAATACAACTTCAAATGTTTTAAAAGGTCAAGCAGTTACAGCTTCAGGAACTTGGTCTACAGGTAATGCTATGAACAATGCAAGATTTAATTTAGCAGGGACTGGAACTACAGCTGCAGGATTAGCTACTGGTGGTCTTACTCCAGGTAGTAATAGACAAAAATCAGAAATTTACAATGGAACTAATTGGACAGAAACTAATAACATGAATGCAGGTAGATATGGTGGTGCTAGTGCAGGTACTACAACTGCAGGATTAGCTTTTGGTGGAGAACCCCCTGGAGGCGGAGGCTCACCTAGAGCTTTTACAGAAACTTTTAATGGAACTAATTGGACTGAAGTCAATGATTTAAATCAAGGAAGAGAAGCAATTAGTGGAGCAGGGACGCAAACTTCAGCAATAGGAGCTGGTGGAAGTCCAAGTCCTGCATACACTGAACTTTTTAATGGAACAAACTGGACAGAAGTAAACGATATGAATTCGGGTAGATATGCTGGTTCAATGGCAGGAGCAAGTAATACTGCAGCTATATATATGGGAGGAACACCAGGTGGTGTTACTTCAACAGAATCTTTTAATGGAACTAACTGGACAGAAGTCAACGATTTAAATACTGGAAGAACTAGTTTATCAGGAGCAGGTACTAATACTTCAGCGTTAGCAGCCGGTGGTTCACCTAGTTCAACAGATACTGCAACAGAATTATGGAATGGAACTAACTGGTCAACTGATTCAAATTTAAATACTGGAAGAGAACTTGCGGGAGCAGCTGGATCAGATAATACAGCTGCTATATATTTTGGAGGAAGAGATTCTTCAGGTAGTCCAGTAACAGCAGCAATGGAAGAATATGAAGGTGCGGGTGCATCTCAAACAAGAACATTTACCGACTCATAAGACTTGTAATATATTTTAAATAATATATATTAGTCTTAACTATAAAGGATAAAGCTATGAAAAAAGACGTTAAAGAAGTTATACAACAAGAAGAACCTCATTTAAATAATCTATTAACCCAAGAAGACCTGTCATCATTTAAAGGTATGGTAGACGAGCTTCGTGATACATGGACCAAGAAACAAATGTTTCGAACAGAAACAGAAGCAAGATTTTCTGTACTACAGGACAATCGTTATCCAACCAAAGCATCAAAGTATTGGCAGTGTGTTAGAGAACAGTCATCATACTTAGATAACCTAATGACTCTATCGTTTGACTACAGAAGAAACGAAGCAAAGATTAAATGGTTAGAAAAAAAGATAGATAAAGAAGAAGATGATTATAAAAAAACTAAATATCAAATAGATTTAGATGAATGTAGATTTGCAAAAGCTTCTATGGAGAAAGTTGCAAAACATAGAATGAGAGAAATTAAAATGTGGTCTAAATTAAAAAGTGAATTTAATGATGGATCATTTAACGATAAAGATGTTAACGTTCACCAATTAGAATCATATGGGTTACAATATCACGAGAAAGCAAAAACTTTAAATTCAAACTCATCAGAGTCTGAAATATTTAATGTAATGGGTCAATTACAATCACTACAGAGAATTAAAAAATCTGGTGAATTAGAACAAAGTTATGAAAAGAAAGAACAAATAACCCAGCATGACAAACCCAAAGTTTGATTTTGTATTTTTAGGTCAATCGGTTTTAAAATATCAAGTACCTCTTGATATATTTGGAGCAATTAATGAGATCTATGAATCTAACTTTCATAATCTAGAACCTGCTAATGGTCAGTTAGTAGGTAAAATAGAGAACGAACATTCTTTATTTTATCATGGTGAAGATCAAACAAAAGTGAAAAATCACAATATGTTACCAAGAAATATAACAAATTATTTTATGGATATGTTTAGACACTACTTAGCTTTTAATCGAATTAAAGATTACAAAACTCATTTAAATTCTGTTTGGATTAATGAGATGAAACAACACGAATACAACCCTGCACACATTCATAGAGGTATGTTATTTACTGGTCTATCTTCTGTGATGGTTTTAAAGTTGCCATCTACATTTGGTAGAGAATATTCAGCAGAACAAGTACAACAAAATGGTAGACTACAAATATTGGGTGCAGCTAATGGTCAGTTTGCAAAAATAGATTACCAACCACCAATGGACCTTAGAGATTTTTATATTTTTCCATATGATATGAGACACTGTGTTTACCCATTTAATGGAACAAATGAGACTAGAAGAACACTGGCTGCAAATTGTGATGTGCTTTTTGACCCAATAAAAAATCGAGGTGCTAGTTAATGGACAAACAATATTACATAGACAATCACATAGGTTTATTTAAAAATTTTATGCCTAACGAATTAATAGAAGATTATACAAATTACTTTAATAAGTGTGAGCAACAAGGTGCTGTGTATCCAAGAAAAGAAGATGAGCTTTTAGTATCTGATAATGCAATAAATACTGTAAGAGATACTAATGTTGCAATGACTTATACCAACAAACCTTTTATAGATTTGTTTTTTAAAGAGGTTTATCCTTTGTATGTTAAAAAATATTCTTATTTAAGAAATGTGGCTAAACACACTATACTTGAAGTTAAGATACAAAAGACTAAAGTAGGTGAAGGTTATCATTTTTGGCACTGTGAGAATGCAGAAATGAAAGCAAGAAATAGAATACTTGCTTTTATGGTATACCTTAATGATGTAACAGAAGGTGGAGAAACAGAATTTTTATATCAAAAGTGTAGATTTAAACCTGAAAAAAATACTATGTTAGTTTGGCCTTCACAATTTACACACGTTCATAGAGGAAACCCACCTTTGTCGAATGATAAATATATAATAACGGGATGGGTAGAATACGGATACTAATATGATAACAGAACCAAAATGGAGAGCTTTTATAGTAGAAACAACTACACCAATATTTACACCTAAACAATGTCAGATGATTATTCAAGCTGGCCGTGCGGAGCCTAAACAAGATGCTTCTGTTGGAAGTGGTAAAGGTATTAAAGGTGGGGTAATAGATACCAAAACAAGAACTTCACATATTAGTTGGATACCGTTTAAAAAAATGCCAGAGATGTATAAAGACGTTGAACGTATTATGAAAACTACCAATGGTAATCATTTTGGTTTTGATGGAATGCAAATAACAGAGATGGCACAATACACAGAATATCCAGAAGGAGGATTTTATGATTGGCATGTAGATAATGATGTTAACATGCAACACGAACCACCTGTAAGAAAAATATCTATGACTTGTCTACTTTCTCCTGAGAATGAATTTGAAGGTGGTGATTTAGAATTAATGGCTGAAGGTAAAATTCCTAAAATTAAACAAGGACACGCCGTGTTCTTTGCATCATTTATAAGACATAGAGTTGCACCAGTGACACGTGGTAATAGAAAATCTTTAGTTATGTGGTTTGGAGGCACACCTTTTAAATGATGATTAAAGCTGCATACTTTCCAACTATTATATATGCTAAAGATGTAAATCTAGATAATAGACTTTTTGAAAGAGAAGTTCTTGCCTGGGCTGATAAAGATAAAGGAGTTAAAAGAACTAATATGAACGGTTGGCATAGCACAACTAACATGCATCAAATACCAGTGTTCAAACCATTAGTTGATGAATTATTTAAAATGCAAAGTGAAGTATTTCAAGAGGAGTGGTTAGAGAGTGGGGCTATTATAGGTAATATGTGGGCAAACATAAATCCAACAGGTGGATATAACAGACCACACTTACACCCTAATAGTCATTTTAGTGGAGTATATTATATCAAAGCTCCACAAAACTCAGGACAAATTATTTTTAATGAACCAAGAGCAACAGCTCATATGGTTATGCCAAATAGAAAAAAAGGAGAGCCCCCTTCACATTTATGGAGAGAGGTTCGTGTAAATCCGTTAGAAGGTAGAATAATAATGTTTCCATCTTGGTTATGGCATTGTGTTGAACCAAATGAAAGTAATGATATAAGAATATCTGTGAGTTTTAATTTTTTACAGAAAGGATTCGATGTTTAAGGATTACAAATATCAAGTAATCAAAAATGCTTTGTCCTATGAGCTAGCTAATTTTGCATTAAATTATTTGCTACTAAAAAGAGACGCAGTTAATTTTTTGTATGAAAATAACCTACATTCACAATCCTCTATTCTTGGAACATGGACTGATAAACAAATACCTAATACCTTTTCCTGTTATGGTGATTTTGTAATGGATACATTACTGGTTAAAATGCTTCCTGTAATGAAACAACATACAGGATTAGATTTGATACCAACATATTCATACACTAGAGCGTATAAAAAAGGTGATATATTAAAAAGACATAAAGATAGACCGAGTTGTGAGATATCTTGTACACTTAATTTAGGAGGAGATCCTTGGCCTATATTTATAGATGGCACAGGATCTAATAATGTCATTGATGAATACAAAAATATCCATAAACCCAACGCTCCAGCAGGCACGAAAGTCTTGCTTGAAGTAGGAGATATGCTAGTATATAGTGGCTGTGAACT